AGACAATCGTGTCGAGAGGAAGCGCCTGAGCGGGTGGTGTGAAGTTGGCGGTATAGACAGCCTTGTTGCTGACCCGGAAGTCGTCAATGTATCCATTCCAGGCGTAGTTCGTATCGTAGTAGTTCCCTACCCAAATGCGACCCAGGTTGATGCTTCCGCCGAACGTGTTGTTTGATCCGACTTGAGTGCCGTTGACGTAGAGCTTCATCACGCCTGACTGGCGCACCAACGCAACGTGAATCCATGTATTACTTGGGAACGATCCTACCGAGCCAGCGTAAGAACTGTCCCATCCCCACTGGAAGAACCCGGCGGGATACATATTGACGAAGACGCAACCCGACCCGAAGTTGTCGCCCAGATGAAAGATGCCTTGGTTTCCACTGCTTGTGTTGTAGACCCAGCACTCAACCGTGAAGTCGCCGGTTCCAAATCGGAGTCCGGCAGAGTTCGCGGTAATGATGTTGGTACTGGTTCCGTTGAAGAACAAAGATCCAGTGCCGTACTTCTTCGTTGTGGTGTTGACGCTCGCACCGACATTTGAAAAAGGACAGGGCACTGGTGCGCTATCACTTAGCGCATCGCCAGTGAAGTGAAGAATTGTTCCGTTGGTCGGCACCCCGCCGAATACGATGCCGTTAGGGACATCATTCCCGTTGTTGTTGCCGTTGCCTTTGTACAGGTAGGTGCTAAATACGTCCTCGACGTATTTCGGGACATAGGGAACAGGCCACTGACCAGCGGCTTGCAGTCGGCCCTGTTGCTCGATCTCCCACATTCCGGACGCACTGCCGAGCTCGCCCCCGGAAGTGGTTGGCTTGGTAGCCGAGACAATGCCGCCTGTGTACCGCTTGCTCATTACGACAGTTCCTCGTAGCTGACGACGTAGGTGATTCCGCTGGCTGTGCCGCTGGTGACGACAATCGACTTGTCTTCCTCTAGGTAGAAGGCGCTTGACTTGTCGGTGACGATCAGGGCCGCGCTTGCCGGGACCGCAATGGTCGAGGCGATCGGGAACGAGGTGCCGGATCCAGCTGCCGCACTGTTCACCGCTACCGTGGCGTTGACCGCCGAGGAGCCGTTCACGTTGGTGGCGACGATGCTGTTGATCTTGAACACCTTGTTCGAGCTCGCGGCGTTGGCCAGGAGCACGTTGGCAGTGGTGTTCGACGGCGTGAGATACGCAGTCTTGGCGGTGATGGTTGCGACGTTGACGACGTTGGGAGCGGCCATGATTGATTAACCTCCGAATACGAGAGCCATAGCAATGGCCTTACCTGTGGTGACGCCAGCGGATGCGGCAGTGGTTTGGGTTGTTCCGTCCGGGAATTTGACCCCGCCGGTGGTGGACTCGATAACACCAGCAACGGTCAGCTTGCTGTTGGCGGTTGCGGTACCGATGCCGACGTTGCCGCCGTTCGGCTGAAGCACGAGTCCGTAATTTACGGAGAAGTCCGTGCCACTCCGCTGTTGAATCCAGGTAGCTCCGTTGGCATAAGTGCCAACAGACAGCTGAACAGATCCAGCGCCGAACAAAGCGATCTGGTTTGCATCTGTGTTGCCGCTGGTTGCTGGTGCGCCCCCCGCCACGCCAACACCGAAGATCTGCACAGTGCCCTGACTCGCCAGCGGCACCATGCCAAAGCCCCAGCGACCAGAGGTGTCTACACGACCACGCTCCGAGTTGCTTGTGAGGAACACCATCGGCAAGTAGGTGCCGGAGCCAGTGATGCCGCTGATGAGAGCCGCTTCCGAAGCATTGACTCGAAGCGCGGCAGTGCTCGCGTTGGTGGGGTCTGGATTGTTGTAGGCAAAGAAGGCAGTGTTGACCGCTGTGCCGTTCGGGATCAGGCCAACCTGCGTGTTCCCGTTGGTTGTACTGGTCTGGAAAAGCGTGCGGTTTGCAAACGTCGCGTTGCTGAAGTCGCCCGTAATCCGTAGGCCAGTTCCGCTGAACCCAAGGCTTCCAGCGAGCGTGCCTCCAGCGAGCGCAAGATATGTGCTCGATGCGGAAGCCGTAGTCAGATACGAGCTCATGCCTGCCTGAGTCTGGTACGTGCTCGCGGCGGACGCCGTCGTCAGATAAGACGACATCCCAGACTGGGTCTGGTAGGTCGATGCTGCTGTTGCGCTGGTCAGATACCCCGACAGATCAGGACCAGTGATCACACCGGTGGAGCTGTCATAGCTCAGGTTCTGGGTGACGCTGATCGCCCCACGAGCTCGAGCGTTTGTGAAGTAGAGATTGGTCGATCCCTCGGTCACCGCATCGGTAGATCCAGGGGATGCGCTGATCTCGACGTAGACCGAGCCAGACCAGCGATAGGTCTTGCCAGTGTCGATTGCAACGTAGATCTTGCCCGTCGCGCCGGTTGCAGGGAACGAAGCCAGATCGGCGTACTCGAGCACATCGTCCACATAGGACGGTAGCTGAGTCGAAGGCACCAGGCCGGATCCGTCCAGGCTGGCGTAGCCGTTGGCCTGGCCCTTGTTGGCGGCGTTCTCTGGGGTAAACCCTAATGCGGTCGTGACGGCACTAGAGTTGATGCCCGTGATGTAGCCAGCGTCGTTCGTGAAGCTGGAAACGTTGGTCGGCTTACCACTGAGGGCGGAGTAAGCGCCGCTGAAAGCGACAGCAGCCAGGTCGGCGCGAAGCGCCACCACCGTACCGTCTACGGCGATAGTTCCCGTAGAGCTGATCGTTCCACCGGTCAAACCTGTTCCGGCGGTAATCGAGGTAATGGTTCCGCTGCCGGAACCGTTCGCCCCGTTGTAGACCTGGAAGGTGCTGGTCGTCCCGTTGCTGTACGTGATCGTGTAGGTGTCGGTCGTGCCAGGAGCTCCGGTTCCCGAGGTGCGGGTCACCGTGCTGATGCTCACACCTTGCGGCCCAGTAGCCCCGGTAGCTCCAGTAGGTCCAGCTGGACCCTGCGGGCCAGTGTCGCCAGTGTCACCTTTTGGACCCTGGATACCCTGGATGCCCTGCGGACCTTGAGGACCCGTTGCGCCGGTTGCACCGGTTGCGCCGGTATCACCCTTGTCGCCCTTTAACCCTTGCGGGCCCTGGGGACCTGTCGCGCCGGCTGGGCCTTGTGGGCCAGTTGCCCCCGTGGCGCCTGTGGCTCCCGTGGGGCCGGCTGGGCCCTGAGGACCACGGACATTCCCTGCGTCGATGGTCGTGCTGTCGCTCATCGACAACACAAGGTTGTCGCCCGAGATGGTCGCGGACGACACATTGCGGCCAGCTGGGCCGGCTACACCAGTCGGACCTTGGGCGCCCTGCGGACCCTGCGGGCCCTGGACGACTACCTCGATCGTCTCCGGGGTGGAGTCCTCAATGATCGTGACTTCGGTGCTCATCGAGTGATCTCCTTCGATACCGTGATCTCGCCCTCGAGTAGCCGAGTGACGACGCCGTTGCTGGCCGTGAGCTCGAGGTCGTACTTGCCGCGGCTCCAAGTAATGGCAGCGGTGACCGTTGCGCTGAGCGTGAGGGTGATCGTGCCGGCAGAGCCACCAAGAGCGATTCGGCCATTGGTGGTCGATGCCTCGAGCAGAACCTCGTCAGACGCAGGGTTGCGACGAACCTGCATCTTGGCGGTATATCCCGTCAGGTTGATCAAGTTACCTGAGCCGTCCTTCCAGACGAACTGCTTAGTCAGGGTCGCGCCCTGCTCAATTTGAAAATCGTAAGTTCCTGCCGACACGGTCAGATCCTCCGCAGCTTGACGCTCGGCGTAGAACGCACCTGGCCGTGAACGGCACGAGATCGAGCGACGTTGATGCCCCGCTCGAACTGCGCTCTGTGATAGGCCGCGAGATCAGGGCTGGTATAGGGTTTACCCGGAGACAACATCAGGCGGGCAAGAGCCCCACTGGCGATAGTCTCAGCGTAGTCCTCGAAGATCACATCCTCGATCTGGGTGCTGGCACGGGTTGGCTTGAGAGCAACACGCATCGTCAAGCCGTTGGTGTAGTCCTTGTCTGGAACTTGCCAGACGCTGACGCTGCGCTCGTCCTTCTGGAGATACGCCCGAGGAGTGCTGGCGCCAGACTGGTAGGAGCTGAAGAGCCGGTTGTAGACCGCCGCCTCACGCACGAAGTCAGGAGCCAGAGGATCCAGTTCCTGGTTCTCCAGCCAAGCCTTCATGACCTTGACGACGATGTAGCCCTTGGGTGGCTCGAGGTCGTAATCGACCACGCCTTCCTTGATGGTCACCGGATCGTGATCACGCTGGAGCACCAGGCTCTTCTCGCAGAACTCGATCACGGCGTTGCGCACCGCTTGCTCAACGAGCATCTCAGCGGCGCCCGCTACTTCGGGCAGGACGTACGGGAAGAAGTCTTCGCAGGACGCAGCCATTACACGCCTCCAGCCTGGATCGAGCCGGGGTTGGATTCACCACCGCGGCGGTTCATGGAAGCGCCAAACGCAACATCCTTCTGGAGCTTCAGGCCCAGGATGCTGGCGAACAGCGACAGGTAGCTCGAAGCCAGCTGGGCGTTGCCGCCGTAGTCGGCTTCCTTCGTGTACGCACGGAACAGCGTGAACAGAACGACGGGCTCGAAGTAAGCATCCGAGACCGCCAGGTCATCCGTGTTTGCGGTCAGAGTCGTGGGCCGCTTGGCGTACACGATCTGAATCTTCACGCCAGCGTTGGCCGGCGGATTGACGTAGTAGACGGTCGGGTTGCGCTCGTCGTAAACGAAGTTCTTGACTTCGTTCTTCTTGGTGTTGGTGTGCCAGTACGGATCGTACGCATCTAGCGTATCCCGATCAGTCGGGCGGATGGCTCGGCCAGGGGTGGATCCGTCAGACTCGATGTTGCGAACAACATCCATCAGGCGGTAGGCGCCGGACGGGATGGATTGCTTGGAGCCCGCGGCCAGGGTGGCCACCTCGTCGATGACGAAAGCGTCCGGACGGTAGGTGGCAATGACGCCTTGCGCGTCGTTGATGGCGTCTCGGAGCTCAGCGTCAGTCCACCGATACGCAGTGTTATCGGCGTCGTTGAGGATTGATCTGACCCGCGAAATTACGTCCGAGACTTTCATTTATCAGCCTTTTTTGCGAGTTGGCTTGGCAACGTCTTGACGGAAAGCTGCAAGCGCATCCGCAATCGCGTCCTGATTTTCGCTGGGGTTTACCTCTGCAACGGGCTCTGGCTCGGGCTCTGCGACAGGCTCAGGTTGCTTTGCCCGCTTGGGAGCTTTCACTTCCTCCTCCACAACCTCCATGTCGGAGCGCTGCGCAAGAACTTCGTGATACGGATAGATGTCACCGGTCGTTGT